GGTTCCGGCCTTGCCGAACATAGTCGCGAATCTGTAGGCGTCGATCTCTGGTACTACCTTACTCCTGAGGAATTCCCCGGACAAGCGGCCGAATGCGACACCCGCGGTCTCGAGGTTGTCCATAGTGTCTACCTGGAACGATCTTCCGCGGTCCTGAGTGAATTGGTGCGCCTCCCAGGATAGATCAACGTCGCCACCGACGTGTCCGCTGTTTCTAGCGTAGTCTCCGAGACCGTCGATAGCCATTTTAGCTAGATAGATAGTGTCGGCCATTTCGGCCTCGCGTACCATGTCGTCCGGCGCATCGAGAACCGCCGTCTTGGCTACCTGCTGATAGACCTCGTCTAGAAGTGTTAAATATTTTTCTGCTAATGCAATAACGTTTGCCATGATTTATTCCTTTCTTTCTTAGGACAGGCCCATCGCTTTTCTGATAGCCTCGTCCTCCTCGTCGGAGGTTTCTCCTCCTGCACCATCATCGATCGGTGGGGTTTTGGTGGACTCTGTTAAAAATGCGCTCGCCATGCTGAGCTTGACCGGAGCTAGGTAGGTATCGAAGTCCTTGATATCTTCCTTGTCATTAAGCTCTAGCTTTTCTACGTCGAACGCGCCGGCTACTGCTTTAACCAGATCGGGCGCTACTTTGGCTCCTGCTAGCTGCCTCATTAAAGCTGATATTTTTTTTCCTGACAGTTCTCGTTTGCCTGTATCCGCCTTGAATGTGTCAAATTCCCCGGTTACTTTTGCCAGGTCCGCTTTCAGAGTTTCGGCGGTTCCCGTTGCTTCTGCCGCGGCGGTTAGCTTGGTCTGTAGCTCGCCCATCTTGCCCGTAGTGGCATTTAGCTCCTCTACCTTGGCATTATACTTATCCTTCGGGATAAAGCTCTTAGGTAGTTCGGTATTGATCTCTTTTACTAGATCCTCTACCTTCACGCCCTCTGCCAATTTGCCGGTTAAAAGTTTTAAAAAATCCATGTAACCCTCCTATTACGTTTTTATACTGGGGTCGTACCAGTAGAATTGTCGGTTATACTTCGCCAAGTAGTTTTATATGTTAATTCTTTGATACCCTGTTGTCTTGCCACTCGTCAAAGGTCTTGTATGGGATAACCTCGTTCTCGCCGTCGGTGCCTCTAGCCCGCCGGTACTCCTGAGCCGTCCCAAATCCTCGGACTACTGTAATCATCGTACATCTGCAGTTTATTACCTCCTCGGGCGGTCCAGTTGGATCCCCCGGATAATCTAGGCCATTACCGAAGCTACTATCTACGTCCCGGATCTGGCCGTCTATTTCTGAATGCCTATCCCGGGTATCATCGTCTAGCGTGGCCACCCATTGCTTTTGGATTGGGAGTCCGCGGTCGATAGATTGTACCATAGTATCAAATACACCTTGATTTGCTGCCCTCGTCGTCTCGGTCTGCGCGATTCTAAAAGCTTTATTAACGTTGCCCTCTAATGCTATTTTCACACGGTGCGCCGTTTTTGTCAAACTCTCCCCCTGAGCCATGCTCGAAGTGATCGCGCGCTTGATATTGGATCGGACTAATCGGGCGTTATCCTCGAGAGAGATCGAGGCCATCGGGTTAGATATCGCCGCCTTTAGGGTCGCCTTATTGAGTGTATTATAAGCTAGCTTTATTTGATATTCGGTTTCCATTATGTATCCGGATCCGAAGTAGTTCTCGCGGTATTGCTCCCCTACATACTTAGCAAATCCGGTTTTGTTTAGTTTATCGACGGCCCCGAGTTCTCTGTTAATCTTGGCTGATAGTGTTTTAAATCTGCTAAATTTGTAGATCTCCGTCCGGGTTAGGGCGCCCTTAGCGTCTAATAGAGCTAGATCCTGCACGACCTCCTCTAGTATTTGCTTATAAACGCCGGTGATTTCCTTCCGGAATACCCTTTCCCTGGCATCGGTCGCTATTCGTAGCTTATTAAATTTATCTTTTATCGCCATCGTCCCTGCCTCCCTGATTTATTCTAGGGTGATCCTTTGCATGTCCCTCTCTGCTTCTTCGGGGTTCCTTATCCACGGGTGTTTGCCTAGCCTGATTATTTCGGGAATAGATCCTTGCTGTCTGGCGTTGGCGTCTAGCATTTCCACCTCGTTCAGGATCATGTCGCGGCTGAATATTAGGGGCGTATACTGGATCAGGGGCTTGCCTGAGATCCCGGCCCACTTATTATATGACTCGGTTACTTGTACATGTAGATCTTGGAGCTCTTGCTCGAAGTCGTTAGCCTTTAGGTTTAGATCACTATATAGAGCCATAATACGGACGTTGGTTATATTACCCTGTATGTCGTCCGCGTTTACTGCCATCGAGAATTTATATATTAGCTTTTGGAGCATGTCCAGGAGGAGCTTTCTCGCTTCGTGCGGGATATCGACCGTCTCGGCTTTGGCGTCTCCGTCTCCGTCAGTGAATAATGTCTTGTATTTTTTGAATAGCTTTGTAAATTCTTCCTCGTTCTCGCCGCCGTAGTTTTTTATAATCCAGTAGATCTCATTAAAATCTTCGAGGTTGTTCCCGAAGTCGCTGATCCCTTTATCATATAAATCTATTAGCCGCTTGATTACCTTTAGATCGTTTGTGTGTTCGTCGTTGTTGTACAGCACCAAATGAGGCGGCCCTCCCCACGCGTTAGCTCTCTCGCCTTTGACGATACCGGCCAAAGTTATCGCTGTCCGCATATGAGGGAGCGGGTTAGCGGGGATCCTCAGTCCTTTTCCGCATGGCTCTAGCTCCCACTTGATATATGTACCCGAGGCGCGTTTATATTTGATATAAAAGGTTATCTCCTTATCGTCGTATAACTCGGCTCGGAGTACGTCCACCAGCTTGCCCTTGGCATCTACTATTTGCGTCGAATAGTAGCGTATCACGTGGTCGTTTTTTTCGTTGTTGCTGATATTTGGTACTAGAATTATCTGTTCAGATTCCATCACCTTAAGTTTATATTCGCCTGAGCTTATGTCCGGCTGTAGTACGCCATAAATTTTCTGGCTAGATTGCTTCGCTACTTTCTTTAGTGTTCTAACATATGCCGGGGCCGAGATAGGGAAGTCGTCCTGAATGGAGATCCCCTCGTTAAGGCTGTATCCGATCTTCTGGTCGACGATTAGTTTAAGGAAGCCCGAGGGAATGACGTTATTAGCTTTGTACGGATCCATAGCCACGTATTCCCCCGCCGATTTGTACCCCTTTTTCCTGCCCAGGATATCATTCTCCGATAGATAATACCTCTTGCCCTGCAGCATAGTGCCGCGGAGGCCGCCCTCCTCGAAAGCTTTTATATATTGGGTTATTAGTGCGATCTTTGGATCTCTTGATACTGCCATTAGTTAGTCCCCACTTTCATTGATTTTGTACCCATATCGCGCTCGAAGGCGTAACGCGTCGCGTCTATGGCGTGATTGCCATTATCTTCGAGTCTTGATATGGAATTCCCGTCGCGATCGGTCTGGTAATCGATCTCCTCAAATTCCTTCGCGGTATGAGGCGTTAATCGGGGATCTATTACGATCTCCTCTAGCTCGTCGAGCCACTTCTCTCCGTACTCTACGGATCCGGCCCCCTTCTTGGCTTTTTTGAAACGACATCCTAGCCCTCTCATCTCATCGATACTCTTAGGCTCCGCGCTGTCTGCTGACGTCAGGGTCCTGTGGTAATCTTTTTGGTGGATCCTATCGGACAGGGCTGTATTACTGAGCTTTACGGCGTAGATCTCGTCGAGCGCGTAAATCTTGCGGCGGGTCTTGTCGTAGTGCCACCGCACGAATGCGTTAGGATCTACGGCGTACCCCCAGTCGTTACCTTGTCGGATATTGTCGAAGCTATCTATCTCGTCCTGAGTGATCGTCCGGAATACCAGATTGTCGAATGGTACGATACCGGCGCCGATCGGCTCTCCTAGATATTGCCAATCATAGCGCCTCGGGTTGGTGGCCCTAATATGCTCCGCCTCGTCTATAAAAAATTGAGAGCAGAACGGGTTGTCTAAATAATTGCTATGGTGCACGTATGTACTCGCCGGGAGCAGCGCCGTTTTATACTTCTTGTTGATCCACGACTGCTTCCGCTTCGGCGGGTTATAGCTGTAAAAGAATTTATAGTGCATCGTCAGATCCGGGAGCTTGGCTCTCAAAATAGATTGTTCTATCGTGCTGATCCCGTCCTCGATCTTGAAATCGGCGGCCTCCTCGAACCATACATCGATGGTCGGATAGTCCTCCGTTTTCCATGATTTGAGATTATCCGGGTTATTAGCCCCCTCAAAGAATATTTTCGTGCCGGTCGGTATATATGTTAGCGTCATCTCTCCTGAGGGACTATCCGACCAGTGCCAATACTGGGCTACTTCTAGGTGCTTGATCGCCCATATTAGCTGAGATCTGCAGGATTTTCTGAGGGTCTTATCTACCCGCCGGATCACGAGTCCGTGCGATAGCGTCGTCATCCTGTTATGGATCATAATACACGCGATCGTCGTAGACTTGGAGCTATTACGTCCGCCCTCGGCTACGATCCGGAGATACTTGGGGTCCATGGCCGCATTCCATAGCGGGTAGAACGCCGGGAGAATCTTCCCCTTTAGGCTGACTCTGAGCTCGGGCCTATCCACGGGGTATGTCATTAACGATTGTTACGGGTACTAGGCCGCTGAGATTTAAATCCTGTTTGTCCTGTTGGCCTAGGTACTGCTTGCCCACCCATTGGGCCATGGCGACATTATTCTCTGCTAACTTAAGCTGCCTCTGTTTTATGAGAATCTTCCCCTTAGCGATAGATCTATCGTATATATCCCGTAGCGGCTGCCCCGCGTCGAGCGCGTCGGACGCTAGATCTAGACTCAGGATCACTTCCTCGGGTTCTGCTTGGACCTTCCCTAGCTCCTCGATCATCTCCTCTAGGGTTTTCTCTTTCTCATCCGTCATATCGTTTCCCTCCTCTCTCTTATAGTAGCATGAGATCTTCCTCCTGCCATCTCGTCACCTCCTATTGCATATTAAAGCTATTCAATCAACCCTAAGATTTTGGCTATATCCACAACCAACTCATTAATCTGGTTCTGTGTTAGTTTAGTCTTATCCTTGTCTTTAGTTTTAGCTTTTG